AAAAATTATTTATACTTGTTCCAAACGTGACATCAAACGCTCTGCTCGATTCGTCACTTGTTTGTACCATCTGGAATCTCTACCTTCGACTGCGGCTTCTTTCCAATCACCATCAAGAATTGCTGCATGCATCTTCTTGAATTTACTCAATCTTGTTCTTCCCATGTTAAACATCATGTTCACAAGAATTTGTTGTACTTCATCAGGTAGGTCTTCGAAGACTCCTTCCTCATAAAGTTTTTCGCATTCACTAATTGCGATATCTAAATCCTTCTCGAAACATTCTTTAACTCTTTCTTCCGAGACGGGTGTACCAACTTCAGCTCCATGTTCTGGGTCTGATTCTAATACTAAGTGACCTACACCAAATGTAGGATAACCAAGGTGGTCGAGATATACTTCATTCACAACACCTTCGTCAATTTTTAATTGTTCAAATACTGCTTCTCTATCTAATTTTGTATCTCTAAAAAACATTTGTACCTCTCTACGATAAAGTAGAAATATCGACTGTGGATGTTCCGTCAAATTCTATTAGGTTTGCCACAGTATCTTCTGCTCTATCTTTAATAGTGTTATTATAATATGTATCACCGCCTGCGTACTCATATGCCCATAGGGTAATGTCGGTTGCTGTATTCGCGGTAGATACTTTTTCAATTGATGTGTTAGCTTTATCTTCAGTTGTTAATGTAGCAACCATAGGATTTATATCAAATACGCCACTTCCTACAGCAACATCAAAAGTTTTGACGTTTAATACTACTCTCTTAATAACATCGTCAGAGTCAAATTTAATGACTTCGGCTAACTCTAAATTTTTATCGTATGTAGGCATAATTAACCGTAATTAGTAATCCCAATTAATTGAGATATCCGTTCTTGGGAAATTACCAAATGATTTTAGTTTACCTAATTCTTTTATCATATCACTAAAATCTATTTCCTTGTCTCTTGGTAATTTTGGGTTTTTACCTGAATAGCCAGGATAGATATCTAACGCAAAATCTAAATCACCACTACCGATTTTCAATCTTTCTTGTTTAGCAACATCCATTGGACCAATTAAAACTTCTTCCTCTTTGTATTGTAGACCTAACTTTCTAAAATGTTTTTCTACAATTTTTAAAGCAGCTTTAACATCTTTAATAACAGGTGCTGATGTATTATCATCATGCATTGCTTCTTGATTGATTTTAAACTTGCCTTGGAATCCAGTAATTGGAGCTCCTGGTTTCGGAGGTCTAGGTAAATTAAACTTTTCGTCTAATGTATCTTCCCACTGTTTAAAAGATTTCATATTTCTTTCCTTTTTAATTAACCTGCAGCTGAACCCATAGCTTGCTTTGCTGCGGCACGCTCTTTATCGCGTTCTTGTTTACGTTTCTCACGCTCCTTTTCAACTTCATCTTGAGCTTTTTGCCTTTCGGCTTCAGCAGCGTGCTTTAACTTAATTCTTTCTTTTTCCTTGTCTTGACGTTGTTTCATCAACTCAAGTTCAGTTGCCTGTCTTGCTTTTAATTGAGCCTGTGCAACCGCATCTTCGCCCATATTAACAGTGCCCATAATATCTCGAACACGTTTCTTGTGTTTCTTTTGATTCTTTTTAGAAACTCCTGGTTCCCCTTGAGGACCTACTCCTAGCCCGGCAATGTTTCCACCACCTACGCTATTTACAGGTTCTTCTTCCATTTCGCGTTTTGCTGCTTCAGCAATAATAGCGCCGTTCTCTTCCAAGAATCTTTCTAAAGCTAATTCCAAATCTTCTTCAACAGATTCCTCTGTTAAATAATTGGTTGCTTCAATTCTTTGTTGCTCCTTGATTAACCAAAGAGCCGATGCATAACTTGCTAATCTTGTGGAACCACCTGGTAGTTTTGCCAATAACTTTTTCAAGTTCAGAATCATTTGGTCAAATATACCAAATGCTCTCTTTTGGTCATTTTTAAGAAAGTCTTTTCTTTTAATAAGAATATTTCCTTTCTCATCAATAATACCTAACTTATAAGCCTCCCACTTATTAAAAGGCGTGACTAGCCGCTTAATAAATGAATACACTAAAAATAAGTCTACTACCATTTAAATTTCCTTAAGCCTTAGTTCGATAAGTTCATCTCCTTTAATAGAATCTGAATTTATCATCATATCATCGTATACTAATACCTCAGGCATAAAATTCAAATACTCCACGAATGGTTTTAAATATTCGTGATACTCATGCAGTCGCATGAATAACATATTTGTTGCCCCTGGACCAAACACATTGAATATTACAATGAGATGGTTCAAAATCAACCTTTCTTTCAATTCAGAATCTTGCCTATAACGACTGAAGAGTTTACGAAGATATTGAAATCGTTTCATATCCTCTTCGAACTCTGACATCTCAGTACACTGAGGATTGTCATAGTTTTTCATCGCATATAGCAGAAAGGTTGATTCTGTCAAATTCATAACAATAAAAGGCTAACTATTTAGAATTAGCTGTCAGCTACAACTGTATCGTCACCAGTTCCTGTCACACCGTCATCACCAGCATCAACTGCAGATACCTTCATAGGTACCAAGCATTCTGCGAAGTGACGGCCGTTAGCTGTGTGGTATAACCACCAACCTGGACCAGTGAGACCTTTTGCTCTGTTAGATGCAACTCCTGCCTCTGTTAAGTCAACGAATACTGCGTTGTCTTTATCATTGGACTTATTAGTATTATTTGCATCGTCCTCGAGCCACTTAGGTACGGAAGCTGCCGCGTCTGTTTTTCCCCATAGTGCCATTGTTATCTCCTTGTTTTATTTTATTAACGTTAATAATAAATTTTATTTTAGAACTTTATATAGTTCATCGACTAAGTCGGCTTTCTTTTTACGTTTGTCCAACTCAATTCCTGCCTTACGACCTTCAGCCTCAAGTCCAGCTTTTGTTAATTTATTTAACGCAGCTTTAGTAACTTTAGGACCTTTAGCAACAGCAGCCTTTTTAGGTTCTACCTTTGCTTTTACAGGTTCTACTTTAGCAGGAGCTTTGTCTTCAACGCCAAAAAGCTTTTTAATCCAATCAATCAAAAACATAATTTACTCCTATTATATAATAGAATTAACCGCCGCAGTTAGAAGCAGCTAATTTCTTTTTCTTTGCATCAGGCTCGAGAGTATCAGATGCTTCTGTCTCATCGAGGTCTTCTGCCTTTTCGTTGTCTCCTTTCCAGTTTGCATCAACGTAATTAAAGAATTCTTTCTTCTTTGCATCGTCGAGTTCTGCTGGAGAATCAACACCAAACTTTTTCAAAGCAGCTTTGAAGAACTTTTCATATTCTTCCTTGTCGCCAGATTCGGCTTCTAATTTAGCCATAACCTTTTGCTCAATCTTGCTTTCAATAATTTCTTTCCAATCGGACATTTTAATTTCCTCGTTATTTTGTTCTGGTAATGTTTTGATGAATTTCATTATATCTTTATTATCACCAAAAACGCTTAACTCCATTCCAGTTGAAGTTTTTTTAGAAAACGGATTAAGCTTTGCCTTCTTGGCCAGCATCAAAGCATGCTTATAACTTTTGTCGTCCATGTCAACTAATTTAAAACTGCCGTCTGCCATTTAACTTATTCCTTTTTAGTTTAATATGTTTATTTATAACAGTTTGGTTATTCTAACTTCCAAATTGTTTACACCTTTAATTAATCTGTGGTATTCGCCTTTTCTTATCGTAAAGCCAATACCGGGTTTTAATAATACAGGTAAAGAGCCTTCAGGTTGAAATTGCCAACCATCTCCACTCAATACTTCAACAATTCTATCTTCATTATCTCTATGCCAAACAAACTCTTCATCGGATTGTTCAACATCAAATATACGAATATCTTCTATATCCTTATATGGCTTACCAGAAATAATCTCCGCCACCTTTGAGTCCCAATTCTTTTGCGTACTTGGGTAAACGACATGCCCAGTATCCTGCACTGAGTTTGTCATCTTTAGTATCGCAATTATGTCTTGATGCAAAGTTCGCCGCTGCCTCTCTATCATTAATTTTAGCAGTGAGTCCACCTTTTTCATCACCGAACTCAATCTTTTTAATATTACCTGTGTCAGGGTTTCTAACATAGACAACATATTTCTTATCTCCACTTGAACGCTTTGGTTTATTTAATTCAGGTTCTTCGTCAAGTTCAATCATCGGAGTTTCTAAAGGAACGGTCACTCCTTCATATAGTCCGAAGTTTTCGTATTTCCAATCTGCTATCTTTTTCATTAGTGATCCGATGGGTCGTTTCTTGCTGTTTTGTTTGATAATATAAATCGTCTATTTGGATTTACAGCAACTTTAAATTTTGTCATTAATTTTCTATTCACCAACATCTCTGATGCGGTATCTTTTAACGACAATCCAATTTCAGCAAGATGCTTTTTATTATTAAAGAATATTTCACGTTCAATGACTGGTCTTTCATCAAATGCTTTTTGACCTCTCATTGGTTTTGAGATGTATAATATCTTATCTTCAAACT